ATATCGATTGCAGGAAGTTTGATTAACTGACGAGCCATAACTCCCCAGTTTTTGTTACGCATATCATAGTTCAAGTTATCTCCACGGATATCTTGATATACATCATGCTCAACAACACCAATAGGTCCGTGAGCAGATCCTTGAGCAAAAGCTCCCATTGTATGAGAGTAACCTCCGCTTGAAGGTGCCATTAGTGCTAAAACTCCACGACCGACACCATAAAAATCATCGTCGGAGGTAAAGAATGCACCATCATTGCCGGTAATTGCAGTTACAATACGACCTTTGGGAATAACAACATAATCTTGAGTATTGGTATCTTGAAACTTGGTAGCAAGTTCTGCATAAGGCTGCATTGCAAATGCTGGACGTACTCCATCAGATTGACTGATATTTGGACGTCCTGCAGATAATGAGTATTTGAGTGGTGAGCGTTTTAATGCTCGTGTTCTGCCCGACTGGGCAGTGAAATTAAGTTTAGCCATTTTATTGGTCTCCTAATTTATTTAGATTTAAAGTAAGATGTGATAACTTTTTTAGTATCGCTCATTGGCTTTTCGTTATCATTTAAGCCCTCGGGCTTATCTTCAGAAATTGTTTCCTTATTAAGAGCCTCACTAGGAACATTAACGAATGCATCTAGCATGTCTTTATCAAGTTCTTTATATAAGTCTCTTAATTCATCAATATTTTTATCTGCTAAAGAGGCTTTATAAGCATCTTTAGAGCTTTCAATATTTTCTAAATCAATTTCTGATTTACGAAGAGCAGTAACGCTGTGTACGATAGAATCTATAAGAATATTCTTAACTTCTTCTATCTCTTTCTTGCTCTGTTCTTCGTCTTTTGTGTTTTGTTCTTCTCCATCTGTATCGGCGTTAGTCTCTTTATTAGTGTCTTCCTGTTCGGAAGCGGCTAATTCAGAATCTTTTTCCTCTGATTTAGAGGAGTCGTCGAGAGAAACAGCAACACTAGCTTCTTCATAACCAGTCTTGTATCCATCTTTAAAAGATTCATCTTTAACAGATTCCATATAAGAATCCATTCCATCAATCTTTAAAGCTTCAACAAGATCAGCGGGAGAATTCTTGTCTGTGTCTTCATTGTTTTTAGCAGCATCTTCAGCATCATTACCTTCTTCAGCTTTTTGCAAAAGGGTTTTGATTGCTTCTAGGAAAGCCTGCTTAACGTCGTCGGATATTTTGCTGTTATTTTCTATTAATAATTTAATACGTTCTACTTTTTCTGTAGAAGCACCATCAATAGTTTTATTTAGTTTTTCCAGCGTAAGATCATTTAGTTGTTTCATTGCTTCATTTCCTATAAGTAATGTTATATCGGTTAGTTCCGTATCAATAGACTCAAATATGGAGCTATATTGATATCGCTCAAAGGCGTTGTTATTATACTGATGCTGCTTTAAAACGGCATCGTAATAATTTTTTATTTCTTCTTTACTTGTTTTTTCTTTTAAAGCCTCTAAATCATTTAAAGAGGTAAATACTCCTTCTTCGGATTCAAAATCATTTAGATCGTCAGGCCAATCTACTAACTTATGGATATGGTTTGCATTAGACTTTAGTATTTTATTATTTACTACTTCGTGGCTATGCCCGTCTACATAACTTGCATGCCCGTTTCCAGCAGCATTTATATATACTACATGTCTATGATCATTTTTATAATCTAAAAGCATTTTTGTGTGAACTACTTCTATCTTGTCTTTTCCAATTTGATGATCATGACTTTCTTCCGTACCCCTTATGATAGTTGGTAGTATTTTTCCATCAACAACACTATGAGAATGATCTAGAACCCAATCAGTATAACCATTCTTTAGTTCATCTTCATAGTAAACTACGTGGGAATGTTTAATGGCCAAACCCCCTAACTCATCTGAACTAAGATATGCATCTTGATCTCTGCAGCATTCAGTCATATAGTCTTTTGGAGTTACAATCGGTTCTGTTGGTTTTTTTTCTTTCAATTCTTGGGAATTTTCATTATCCTCAAGTTTTGTACAGTCTTCCGATTCTTTTATTTTTTGTAATTCTTTTTTTTCTAATTTTGCTAATATAATATCTTCATCATATAATAATCCTTTTTGATCAATATAGGTCTGTTTATTATATTTAACAGCTTTCCACAAAACTTTATTAGCAACTAATAATTCAGCTAATATATCACAAGCATCTAAAAAAGTCTCGCTGGCATAATTAACTTCCGAGTCAATAAATACCATGCTTTTTTGAACTTGACAAGAGTCTCCTTTACAGGGAGATGCAGGGTTTTCACCATCAATCATAGAAACACCTGTTATTTGGGCAGCAGTAGTTCCATCATTATCAGCAGGAGTATTTACAATAGACACTTCTTTATAGTCTAAAGCTCCTACAATCCAAAAACACTGTTTTTCTATACCATCCTCGTCTTCATAGACCCTTCCTCTACTATGACCGCAATAATCTTCTATATTTAAATTAATATTACATATAGAACACTTTGTAAAATTATAGTCAGCGATAGCATCTTTTAGAGGTGCTCCGTGGGTGGATACAGTTAGGTATCTACCATCTATTATTTTCTCTATTGCATCCTTATCAGTTACTAGTACGTCTAGTTGAGTAAATCCCTTGCCATCCGCAGAATCAATAAAACGAGCTGCTTGAACTCTACCTAAGGGTTCACTGTCTAAGTCGTGATTCTTTAAAAATGGTTTTGGGAAAGGGGAAGTCCAAACATCTTTAGATACAGCATATCGCATAGCATCTGTATCATAATGAAAGAAATTTTTATTTCTATAACCCGAATGAGTTGCATCCAACATAATTAAAATAGAAGTAGGTAAACTATTTTTAGTACCTTCAGCTAAAGTAAAATCTGTTGAAATAGAGCTCTCGCTATGGTCTTCAAAATTATGTAATAGTTTATTCATGTATATTCTCCACTAAAAGTTCAGGAAATTGGGACAGGCCCTCTGTTATATTTTTACACCTAGGGCATTTAACTTCAACACTTGATCCTGGAATAATTTTTGCTAAAAGTTTATTACACACAGTAGTCGCTCCCCATTTTTCTGATTTTTTCTCATCGATAAGTTGGCATCTTAATTCCACTAAATTAGTTGGAACACAGTTGGCTCTAATATTAATAGAAGAGCATCCTCTTTTTTGGCATTTAATTTCGGCTGCATAAGGTTTTTCTTGATCTGCATACTTGCATAATAAAGATCCACATTGGGGACATCTAAACTCCAAATATTCGTGTTCCATTAAGCATCCTTTGTAATTTGTGCTTCTAGTGCGTCAAAGACAATTCCAATCGTATCATTTAAGTTAGCATTAGTTGAGTGTCTTCGTAACATAATTTTCATAGTAGTTATGTCATACGGGTCCAACTTAGACCCGGTAATTAATGTATCAAGCTCCCCAGAACTTTTCGTCCCTAAAGCCTCATTCCATAGTTTTTTATAATAATCTTTTTTTATGTTAGGCTTTGCTAACTGAGTGCCGTGCTGGTTAGTTGGGCGTGAATTATTATTACTAGAGTTTTCGCCGGGCGCCGCAAGGTTAGAAGCACCAGCTTCAGCTAGTGGAATTTGAACATTTTTAAGATACAGATTATCCTCAGCTATAAGAATATCTCTTCCTAATTCTTTTCTAAGCTCATCTTCTGTAATAGCATTATTAATATATAGATTAAGTTGGTGGGCCTCACGTTTAATTTTTTCAGTTAAATCAACTTCAGGAATAGATAAATAAACCATATTATCATCATTTAATGTAAACTCAGTGTATCCAGATTCATATAATAGCTCACGGACTATATAAAATTCTATGGAGTTTTTTAAGATTCTTTGATATTTTGCGGAAGTGCTTTGCATTTCAGAACTAATTACTTGGGCGGTGGCCCTGTTCGCAGAGTCTCCATCTCCCATTGCAACACCGGACATTCCTAATCCTGCTAATATTCTAGCTCTAAAATAATCTAGAGAGGCGGTTAATATATTATTTGCATTTGTTGCTTTAGCAATATCATCCACAGTTACTCTTTCGGTTGTTACTAGAACACCGTCTCCTGTTAAACTTTGAATGGTTCCAGCAAGATCATCTACTTGATCCTGAGTACCGGGTTGATCCTTACTACCGACCTTAGCGTGAAGTTTTGGAATTGCTACTTTTATAGACTCTAACAATGAAAGTTCTTCTAACTCTCTTAGAGCCTCCATGTCCGCTATTACTGGAACAGACATAGGCATTGCAAAGAAGAACATAGATGGAGTAGCACTTCTATCTTTTATATGAACAATATTGTATGTACTCCACTCGGGAGAAGCTGTTTCTTTAGTTTTATTGTTTATTAATCTAGAAAAAGAACTTTGTACTGCAGTTTTGCTCAAATTCTGGCCGATGATTTGTTTCCATTTTTTTACATTACCGTAGTTATCTCTATCTACTTGAATAGTGCTTGGATCAGCTACTTGATATCCTGCTACAGGCACTCTTGTGAATCCATCAAATGTTTTTCTTTCTTTTCCTCCAGATGCTTTTCTATTTCGTTGCTTAGTTATTATAGCATTTGAATATAAAACCATATTAAAAGATATTTCATCGAATAGCTCAGAAGTAGGTTTATTGGTTACAATTGCAATTTGATTAAATCTTTTTCTTATATACTCAACTGTGTTTGGATTATTGCCTATAAATTCCCAAGAATGTTTTCTTATTTGTTCTACATATTTTTCAACAGAGCGTCTAAAGATAGATTCATTAGTAAAAGCTAATTGAATTTTTTTAAAGTCCCACTCAGGAGTAACGTATATTCCTCTATTCCCTCCTCCAATAACGCTCAATACCTTTGACTTTAGATTTTTAAGAATATTGGAAATACTATTAGAGCGCGTAGATTGGTCTACAATTTTAGCACTAGGCTCCCCTTGAATACTTTGATTTCTTTTTACTAAGATTTTATCAATTCTTTGTTCAAGAGTTTTTCTATTACCAAAGAATGGAAAATTAAATTTAGCCATTATATTTCTAATCCTACGTTATTAAGAGCATTTTTAAGATCCTGGACCTCGTCTACTCCTAAAGCTTTTAAACATTCTCCTCGCTTAGCTTTACTTAAAGCCTCATTAGCTTCTTGTTTAGTTAAACCCATATATTGTGTGAAAAATTTAGCAACATCATCGTCCTTATGTCCTATTAGTAATGAAATAGGATCTATCTTCTCACCAGTTATGTCAACCTGGCGGGATATTTCAGACAGGGGGGAGTATGTGGAGCCTTCTTTAGATCCGACTGATCCCCCATAGGGAACGCCTGTACTTTGACTTCTTCCACTGCCTCTAGTGGCGCCAGTTGTATATCTTTTTCCTAGAGTAGAAGTGTCAGAAGAGCCGTCAGTAGTTTCATTTAATATTTCAGAACTTGAAGCTCCTCCTCTATCGTCCTCAAATCTATCCGGTCTATGGGTAGCACATACCATGAAGGCTTGCGCATTTAAATCTATTAACCACTCTATTATATCTATAGAGGCGTTTAATTTTGGTAACCAGGGGTGGGAGTCAATAGTAGAATTAGAGTCAGCTCCCTCCATAGCTATTTCCTTTGATTTATTAATGGTATATTCTTGCATTCTAGAGATTAGTTCTCTAACCTGCTTAGCCCATCCATCTGGCCCAAATAATGCAGTTATCATTCCCATAAAAAGTTGTTCCCAGGGGAGACACCTATTAACTGTTGTGGGATTCTTGGATGCTTCAATTCTTTCTTTTCCCCATTGTACTGCTTGTTCATACAAATGTTCCTGAATTGTATTTAACATTGTTGTTAACATTATTGTTATAGAGGTATGCATTATAGCAACTACATTAAAACAGCCAGCATTCCAGTTTAAAGACAAAGAGTTTCCACTTAAAAGAGGAAGCATAGAATTTAAGATTGCATGTAATTGTCGTAACCAGACTCTTTGTTCTTGTAAAAACATCTCTATATGTTGTATGGATAGATTAGGATTTTCTAAAATATCATCAAGAGAGATGGGGGTTCCATTATTATAGGCCTCTTGATATTCAGAGTCAGAATTATATCTATTTCTAAGAATAATATTTCCTGCCTCGTCCACTCTATATATTTTTATATTATCTGCAACTCCTTCTATTTTAGAACTGCGCAGAAGTTCATAAAAAATACAACAGTAAAATTCCTTAGTTCCCAGGCTATCTATCGAAGAACCAATAGCATCTCCTACTCCATTAAGCATGTCAGATATTCCGTTAGCTCCGTGGTAGGATATTCCTGCAGTCAGGTTTGCCAAATAACCATCAATATCTGCTTCTTCCAACGTAACATAGCGCCCAATCATTATAGAAAAAGCATCTCTAGAAGAATCATCTAAAGCTATAGGAACAAGAGCATTCCATTCTTTCTTAAATTCCTGTAAATTCTCTTCTTTAAAATATATAGTTAGAGTTGTATTTTCAAGGGAAATAGAATCTACTTCTATTGAACGTACTGCTTTTTTATTTTTTCCTTTTTGATGCAAAATAGTTAAACGCTCGTCATAGGATAGATCAAAATCAAAGCCTATTTTAGGAAATCCCAGATAGATCTTTTTTCCTCTATCTAATTCTTCCTCAGCTAGCTTAAAACTATTTAAGTTTTCCCATTTCTTTAGATCACTTTTATATTTAATGCCTCCTCCAACATCCTTATATTTTTCATCATTACTCTTTGGTCTTTCTTGATAGTAAAATTTAATAGCAGCTGCTTCTGGATTAATCCAAGTAATTTCTTTTTTTCCATCCAGCCTAAGTTCTTTATTTAGAGATTCTATTTTTGATTTTTCTAACCTATCTCCGCCCTTACTGCCTGAGTCTCCTGGATTATCTATCATTAGCAAACTATTGAAAGCATCGCCATTTATTAAGGTTCTAAGGTCCTTAAATTTAATAGAAAGGAAGGATCCTTTATGATTAGAGATAGGATTTAGGGGATAAAGAGAATTAGCGACATTTCTAATTTGGTCTGACATTCTAGCAGTAAGTGCCTTCCAAGCGTCACTAGGGTTTCCTTCTCCTTTAGTATCTTTATCCTTATTTCCTCGTAAAGCGGATATAGGATCTCTCCAATCTGTATGCTCTCTACCTTGTTTATTAGTTAACTGTTCAACTCTGTTGAACATCTGACTTAATTCTTGTTTAAAGGCTTCATCTACGTCCTTTCCAATTTCCGTAGATAACGTGTCCCACCATTTAGAAGATCCAACTAAATCTGTATGCTCTGGCATTACAAGTTCCTCCGTCTATTGCTTCCGGACAACGTTCTAGTTCTATGGGAAAATCCACGCTTAGTTGTTCCTCTATTGCCAATCTTTTCTGGAGCCCCTTCCTTATTTAATTCATATTCAGCAGGCTCTCCTCTTCCAGCCCAATTTCCATGATCGTACAGTAAGGAGCCATTTAGTGAGGAGACTTTAGGAACATCTAAAATTTTTTCTAGATTAGAACGCCATCCTCCCTTTGCAAAAGCTAATTCAAGTCCTGGAACATTATCAGCAGAAACATCCATATCTCTTTTGTAAAAGACAGAGGTATCCAGCATATAACCATAAGCAGCCAACATAGTTGCATCTAACCTGTGATCCAGCCCGTCTCTAACCGTTGAACCATACACTTCTCCATGTTTACCAATTCTTTCAACTACATATCCTCTCATTTGTCCAATAAGTTTAGTCTCATCATTTTCAACAACCGTGCCTTTTAAATCTACTGCAGGAATAATTAACTGACCGCTCTCATTTAAAAGTTGCATATTTTTAACCATTGTATTTTTAGTAGGAGCTTTTCTAGCAACTCCTGTAATTTTATCTATTATATCAGTAGTACCTCCCATATCCACAGATGACATTCTTTCTAACATATAAGACATATTAGTACATTTTGTTCCCATAGGCCCTTCGCCTCTATCTATAGATAATCGAAGCATTTCGTAGTTCGCTTCCCCGTGCCCGCGATCAAAGATCATTTTGTGAAATTTAAATTTTTTCATTAATTTTAAAATAAACTCAACAGAGCCCATATTTGTATAGTCTGCAGGGTCTATTGAGTCAGCATAAAAAACTCGTAAAGAATTTGTTTTTTCAACCTTGTTTATCAACCCGCCGTCTATAGTTTTCCACTCTCCATCATTATAAGGTAATACATAATCTGGCGTATTCATATACTCTAAAACCACAGCTTGTACTCCAAATCTAGATTCATTCCAATCAACTCCTAAGATATATAAATTATCTGGATTATACTTTAGTGATGAGTAGGAATATACATATAAATTAGAGTCAATAAAATTATTCTTAAAAACACCTTCAGCTGCTGTACCAAATTGGGCTAAATATTCATGTTCATATTGAGTTCTAGAAGTTACTACTTTAAGTTCAGCCTCTCTATCTTTATTCCACTCAGGGCTCACCATAGATGGAAAAAAATGTTCCATAAATCCTAGTTCTTTTTTTTGCTTAACTATATTATAAAAATATTCACGCTTCCCTGATGGGGTTCCAGAAACAGTGATAGTAGTGTCTTTATAAGTGGTAGATATAGGAAGAACAGCTTCAACTAAAGCATCATTAGTTAGAGAATCAACTTCATCGATGTATAAATCATTGGCAGAGTTATGTACTAAAAAACCTCCAGGAGCTATTCCTCTAACTTTATGTCCAGAGGTTATAGAGGGTCCAGTAGCTACAGCCCCTTTTGTACTTTTGCTTTCATTAAAAGCGACAAAGTTATGAGAAGGTTCTACTGTCAAATCAAAGGTTCTTTTTTTATTAGGAAGTTTTGTAATTCTTTTAACTCTAGTCCAATAGGCTTTTCCAGTAGGATGAATTACTGATATAAAGTCTGCTTCTCTGTCCACTTTCTCTTGAGTATATAGATCCTCTACGGGCCACCATCCTCTTCCCATTGTCATTACTTTATGATTTCCCGTTGCCTTTAGATAACGCTCAGATGCAGTTTCTATTTCATAAATATTTTTAATTCCATTATCATGTACTGCCTCTACCGTTCCAATAATAGATTTTTCTTTTTTTAAATCTATTGATAATACTTTATCTCCCACTTTAATTTTATCAATCTCAATTGAGGTTCCATCCATTTTAACAATCTTAGTATCTCTCGGTAGGCATTTTCCACGAACTGCATTATTTCCAACATATCCCATAATAACAGAATTGTTTTTAAACCAAATTTCATAAGGTCGCATTCGTGTTCTTGCAATAGAGTTTGAGATATCAGGTGAATCCTTTGTCATTCTATTTATAAGATTAAATAATGTTTGCACTTGGGAATCATATCCAGCAGTGATTAAAATTTCACGATCACTGTGGGTAAAAGCTTTCCATATCATTTCTATAGCCAAGTTTACAGTTTTTCCAGTACGTCTTCCTAGCCTTAAAACTCTTTTCTGAGTTCTATCTCTTAATATTTTCTTTTGATAGGATCTAAGTATAAGAGGTTTCTTTGGATCAGAAGGAGACCGTAAATACATTTCAGCAAAGTAAACAGGATCACTAAGAATCTGCGCCTCCAGTAAGTCCTCTTTGTTTAATGACTGTTCAGACATAAGAAACTTCCTATCAATACATTGGGTGTTGGTTTATCAAAAATTAATTTAATAGGATCATTATTACTTTTTCCAGAATATCTTAAATTCTCATAACGAATAGGGTCATTTGATTTTCCTTTTATTCGAAGAGTTCCATGTTCTGCTAATGGACTTGCTATACTATGTCCATTGGCTCTGATGCCTAAACGGCTCAATAAAAATATCAATAAATCTTTACTAGATGAGGTTAGGTGCTTTATTATTTTACTATCCAGAAAAGAACTTATTATATATTCTAAATCTTTATGTGCTAATTTAGAATAAGAGCGAGCAACATTCAGTTTAGTATAAGAGTTGGGTCTTTTATGTTGAAATAAATAAAAAGAGTTTTTAAGAAGCTCTAGTTCTTCATTACTATACTTTAAATCTCCAAAAATTGGGAGATTTCCTAAAACAGAAACTTGAGTTTTATGATGCTGACCTGGTAGCGAAACACTTTCTATATTTTTTATTTTGGAATAATTTACTGTATCATAATCTTTTACAGGATTTCCAACAAAATCAGTATTAAATGGACAGACAATAAGTCTTCCATGCGCAGAAATAAATTTATGTAGTTGCTGATTTGAGCTTTCTACTTTTTTTATATTAATCCCTTGGTAATTATTCCCATCCCACCATAGGATAGATTTATTTTTAGAGCCCATTGCCTCTATTAATTCTCCCGTGACTGTTAAAAGAAGTTGCTTTGAAGAAACTACCATACTTTCTTTTTAGGATATTTTTTTCTTAGAGAAGGTTTTACATAAAAGGCTCTGTAGTGTACTTCCTCCATTATTCCAGTTTTACGGATTTGTCTACTAAATCTTTTAATCATAGATTCTATTGATTCATTTTTTCTTTTTTCTACGTATATACTCATTACTACCTCAAATGGTTATAAGATGCTTCATTCCCCATTAATCTGTTTCGGGGGTTAATTTTTGCTCCGTAAGAAGCTTGAATGGCTCTTTGACGTTCTGTTGCTGCGGCTGATGATATCATAGCTGCTGGAATTCGGCCATAACCAAATTCTAGTCCTTGTCTTTCTTCAAGCCATTGATTTAAAGTGAGAGCCAACTCGCCGACTCCGCGCGCAGCAGTTGTACCAATAGCAGTAGACACTCCAGAAAAAATCTGCCAATAAGTGTATAGAGACATTCCAGCTGCTAGTGTTGTGAAAGTTCGTGCTCCAGCCCCTATACCAAGCCTGACTCCATCTTTTAGAGCATTTGATGTAAGTTTAGGTAGAAATTTTTCAACAGTTTCTCCTGCTACTTCTCCTGCAACTTTAATACTCTTCCCTGCTTTTATATTCACGGGGTCTATGCCAGCAAACTTATATATACCTTTATAGATTAGTTTATCTGGAGACCCGAATTGGGAAGCTTCACCAATGTTAAACATGCCGGCAACTCCAAGAGATTTAGCATTAGTTAATGCTTTTACCCACGTAGCTTTTCCTAAGCCCCCCGCCGAAAATGCATCTCCAACTAATTCAGCAGTGGATAAGGCCATATTACCTATTGATAACCTTGCTGCAATACCAGGCTTTTCTCCCATTCCTAATAGCAGAGTTTTAAATCCTATGGGGCCTCCGTATTGAGCCCCTTGAAAAGTAGCTGCTTTCATGCCACTCATTTTTCTAGTTATTGTTCCAGGCATTACTCCTCCTCCTTTAGATCTAGCCCGGATTTTAGTTACATCCATTTGACCTTCAATATCAGTATACCCAGCAAATGTCATTCCTATTCCACCCATCCAACCTGAACCATGCCCCCAGGGACTTATTGTGCGTAATGCCGTTAATGGGTCCATAAAAGCTCCCCAAAAGGGCGCCGTTACCGCGCTTGGCGTAAAATCTAGAGTAGATAGGCCCATTGTATTTGCAGAAATTACATTTGCAGCTCCAAGACCTAGACCTCCCATATACCCAGCTTTAGCTAAATTGTTTGTAAAATCTTTAATAGCCATTATACAGTACTCCTGTGTCTAGCAGAATGCATAGCAAAAGGAAGGCTTCCAGTTACTCCAAGATGTCCGGGTTTACCCATGGACGTTCTCTGTGCCCATAACCTATACCCGGGTCCTTGAGTTCTAGCTTTATTAGAAAACATGGGCTTTTTGTGCATATTTTTTCTTACTGTATTAAATGACTCAGATAACTGAAGTTGTATTTTCCTAGCGGCAATTCCTCCAAGAACTGCTCCGGACCCCGTAGCTACTGCATATGAGGGTATAGCTCTTCCTTTAATTTTAGAAATAGCCCTAAATGCTAAAGTTGACGCCGCCCCTACAGCACCCCCAGCTACCATTCCATATATGGGCCCTTTTCCACTAGTGAGTGGGGAAGCTAGATTGGAAAAACCATATCCCACATAGCCTCCAATATCCCCAGAGGCTATAGCTAGTCCTGCAATATTTCCTTGTTTTTTCCAAAATCCCTGTGTGGCCATTTCTTCGTAAGTAAGATTTACTTTTCTTTTACCAGTTAAAGGTAAATTTGAACTTGTTGGATCAACAGCCGCTTTAATACTAAAAGCTGCAACAGCTCCTCCCATTAATGTTTTACCTAATACACTATTCACTTTATTTTACCTCTTTAAACGCTTTATCTAAAGAAGACTCTAGGGCCTTTCTATCATTATATTCACGATCCTGTATTTTTTTAAATTTTTCTCTCATCTCTGCGGCTCTAGTAGACGGGTCACTTTCGTCAGTAAGCTTGTATTTAGCTCGCTGCTCTCTAGTAGCTAATAGTTCCTTTCTAAGTTGCATTAACCTTTTAGATGCTTTTTCTTTTATTTCTGTATAAGGAGTCGCTTGCTCATTATAGATAACGGTGCCAGTTGCTTGAATAACACTTGTAGCTACTTCCTTAACATCTCCTTCAAGGGCAATCATTCTTTCTGCTCTTCTTTTATCAAGTAACGCTGATACATATTCTTGCACCATACTAACCTCTAAATAATTTTCCATATCTACGCCCATATCTTTAATAAACTGCGGTAATATCTGCTCCATGTACATAATTTCTTCTGGACATCTTTCTCCTTCTGGAGCAATACCCATCTTATAGAATATACACAACTCTGCAACAGGACATTCCGATCCTCTGCAGAGCATTGGCAGAGTATGGCTTACTCCAAAAGTTGCAACTTTTATATACTTTAGTAACTTTCCAACTTGTTCTCTTGTTAATTCTATTTCACCTCTTTTCTCTTCTGGAAAAGCAGATAAAATATGCCGTAACTCTGGTACTTCTGGAAGGTCAGCTAGTTTTACACTAGCGCCTCTTCCTAATATATCAAGAGCTTCTTTTAGCTCATTTGAAACAGAACCATTTGTATTAGTTATGTCAGGTTTATATGAATCTTTGTCCGTCATCGTCATCATACTCTAAGCTTTCTATTAAGCTTTCGTTTTCATACATAACTTTACACAAGCTAAGAAGATAATCACAATTATCTCCCATTATTTTCCTAATTTTTAAAAAAGAATTTACTTCTTTATATTCTTGTTTTAGTTGATCTAGTTTTCCATCACTAGCAAGATTACAAAGAAAAAGTCTCATTCCTTTAAATTTTTGCAGAGAATGTTTTCCTCCTACTATCATCAGCCGTACATCTCCAGGGCATGGTCTGGGTCAAGCATTTTTCTACCATACTTAGTTTTCCATTCTCTTATGTCTGCATCTCCTACTTCATAAAATGCTAGAATAGAAGTTTCTTTAAAAAATGGATCGTGCTGTATTATCTGAGATTGAATTTTTCGTTTTGCATCCCCTGCAAGCACAGCATAAAATTTATGCTCAGCCCTCCAATATAAAAGCTGAGTGACTGCGTCTTCGTTATCAGCTAATGTATCATATTCAGATTTAGTAACTTCATATATTTCTGGCTCAAACCTATCCGCTTCATAAAAATTCTTAGCCATAACTCGTACCGGTTGAGGTAAATCGTCTATAAGTGTAATTTCATGCATATTAATAATCCGCTGCTAATAAATGTTTTTTAGATTCTTTATAAAAACTGGTTGCTTTTTCTATATACTCCATATCTTTTTCAGAAAACTGGCTGGATTCTTCAATAACCACTATTGGAAGCTTGTCGATTATTGAAGTTACTATTTTTAATTTTAATGCTTCTTTTGGCCATATATAATGAGTACTAGAGTGCAAGTCTTTAAACTTTTTATCACTTATTTTTAAAGTAGATTTAAATATTTGTTTAACTTGTGACCCTTGAATTAATAGTGACTCAGAAGTAGCTTCGAAATCCTCGGAGGATGCTGTCATAGATAAGATACTTGGGTGGGACATAAACTGAGTGTATTTTAATGAAAAACGTTTTGATCCGGCTAAAAATAGTAATATTCCTGCGGAGCTAACCTCTGATAGTCCGTAAGTGTATATTGGGGATCTACAAATTTTAAATAATTCAAAAAGACACAAAGCAGTTTGAACATTACCGCCGCCAGTATCTATAAATACATGAATTGGCTCCTTACTACGACTCTCTAGAAATAATAGTTGCTCTGTTACCCTCCTTACTAAAGAATCCTGTCCCCCCTCTGAGGATATTTCTTCTATTATAAATATAATTCTATTCATCCAACGCTCACGGTTTTTGTATATTCTATAGTGATAATATACCCCTTACTATCATCTATAAAATTAACCGTAGACCCCTTATCTTCATAAGCTTCAGAACCCCCAGCAGCCTCCATTAGCATATCTATTCTACTATTAATATGCTCAGTAATTGATGTAGAATTTGAATCTGACGGAAGAAAGGTTATATCTTTTCTATTAACTTCTTTATCCTTAGCCGAAGACACGGTAGAAGCTTTTTTTCTTGCCTTTAACTCTCTTAGCTTATCTAATATACTTTTTCTCATAAATATTAATTCCTTTAGTTACCAGTTATTTTTTTCCATAAAATCCAGAGTATCTCCCAGATCATCATCATCTGTATCTTCAAAATAAGTTTCCACCTTTATTAATTCAAGAATAGAGTACCTTCTTTTACACGCAGGGCATATAGTAAACGTATCAGAAAATACTTCTAATTCTAATGTTCCGCAACTACAATCCAAACTTATTTTTTGATCAGCCCATTCTATTCTATATTCTCCTAGATAAATTTCCCGTTGATATGAATTATGTTTCATTGATTATTAAAATATCTTTTTTTATACCTAGGAATTGTATTAGTTGGTTCATTTAAAGATTCTATTCTATCAGAAAATTTATCTTTATTTTTTATCGAATTATTAATTGTTCCATATTTATTAGCTTCATGATTACTTCTTTGCTCTTTTATATGCATTAGATTTTTTAAATCGTCACTTTCTGAAAGTCCCCCAGCTGTAATATTATTCATCATCCAAAGCATTACTGTCGAAGATGCTTCTATACAATCTAGTCCTGTTCCATCAAGAGTGCTGGGATCAAAATCATAGCTTTCAGTTTTATAATCTGTTTCGTCCTCTTCTTCTTCCTCTGAACAGTCTCTAGCTTCTCCAAATAGAAGAAAATAGGCAGGATTTATTAATTTACACTCTACCCATTTTATGGCAGCTTTTATTACTTTTATTATTGGTTTAGTATACCATTTTTTCTTTGGTAACATTTTTTTAAGCATACCAACAATGTCTGATCCCGGAAAGTATTTTAAAATCAGCCAGAGCTTTCTTAATAAATCTACAAGAGTAACTTCCCCCGCCTCCATAGTAATATTGTCTATATTATCTAATTCATAATCACTATCTTCTGGGTCTGGGATATTATCTAAGTTTTGCATCTGTATACAGTCCATAGCTATTCTAGGGACTGGGGCTAGGGGCATTCCATTATCGTCTGCTCCGTGAAATCCCATAATGGCTGCAACTGGATCAAAACCATTACCATGTAGATGGGAATCCATAGCAATATCTATAGCCCTATCTATAACTTCAAAATCTAGAACGGCCGTAGGTTCCTGTTTGAGCTGGGAGGCGGCTTTAATAAGAGTCATATTACTCTCTGGATCCAATACTATAGACATGTCTTTTAGATTATCTTTTATGGTATTTTCTAGTTCTGTTATTTTTTTCTCACCTCTTTCTAATAATGATAATTTTACATTATCATCATATTCACTTTCTAATTGATCTATTTGTAAATCAAAAGGCAAACTTTCTTGAGCACTTATAACTGGAATAGCTCGTATAGGCTGATCTCCAAAAACTGTTTTTTTTAATCTTATTTTTTTAGGTCGTCTAAGATAAGCCATTTATAGTAAACTCTTTAAATTTATCCATATATCTTAATAGTGCTCTTTCTAATTTTGTAGGTAGTATAATAATATCTTTCCATAGAGTATCCCCCGAGCTTAAATTCTTTGGAATTCCCTCAGTCTCGGCTATCTGAAAGTGCGTGGTGGGTATGCTTATGACCGTATAGTCCTTTCCAAAATAACACTTAAGCTTATTTTTAACAAATCTGCTTACTCTTAAACTTTTAGGTAACTCTAGGTGAAATAACATATTAAACTCAATTTTAATTGAATCTACCTCTTCTAAATCAAAAACACTTTTAACCTGCTGACTTAAGTAGGCAGGTAAGGATTTTCGTGGATAATGTATTGGTGAAAATGTACCATCAGCGTGGTTATGTATTACAATCATATTGTATATTAGATATGTCTTTCTTGTTTTAATTTATATCGCATCATATTATCATGATGTTGGCATAAGTCATTTGCGTGATGTTTTTTAGAACATCCAGGAAACGTACACAGGCCCCCCGCTCCTTTATTATATGCTTTACGTGGGCCCCATTTTACTACTTTCTCGTAATTCATATCTGCCGCTTCTATTGCATTTTTCCAGGATCCAAAATGCCTCTGAGCTGCTTTCCACAAAGCTCCATTTGTTTGCTTAACGTATGTGGAGTATCTTTTGTTTTCAGGAAGCTCTAGAATATTTTCTAGGATTTTAGAAGGGGTCCAACAATGCTTAGGCATTTTAACTATGGGACGCGATGATGTCCGATTCTTTTATTATTAGATAGTCTATTGTATCCACCATTACTTTCATTCCTGCATATTTTGCGAACATTACAACTTCTCCCACTCGTACATCTGGAACTCTGTATCCATTTATAGAGGATTCCCATAATCCAGGACCAACAGCTATAACAGTAGCTTCTTTGGGTCTTTCTTTTGCACCATCGGGTATAATTATTCCGCCTTCAGAAATATCACTAACTTCCTCTGGTTTAATTATTATTCTGTCTTGTTTTGGTTTTAATTTAAAACTCATTTGAATATTCTCCTATGTTATTCGTACCTAAATTTAAGAAAAAATATATTAGGGATCAAGCATTAACTTATTATTTTTTCTTTAAATAAATTTATGGAAGGTATTTCAATCCATTCTTTATTAATATTATTGGCTAATAATTGCAGTAAGTTTTTATGAAGACTGGATGTATTTTTTTCATGTATGTTTAAACTGTCAATAATTAAAGGTTGTTTTAAAATATTAGTTATCTCTTTTCTATGTATTGTACATCTAAAGTGTTTTTTAAAGGCTGCAGATCTTTCTATTATATCACAGGCCTTAGAGTAGTTAATAGGAGTAGGGGTATCATCTCCAGGTAAGAATCCATTATCTGCCCAAATTATTCTTTGTAAATTAGCAGAAAAAGTAAAGGTCGGGTCGGATGCATCGTATTCAAGAACATAGGGTTTACTAGTAGCAGACTTAATTATAGCTGATTTTATAAATAGACCAAGGTGGTAGGGAGAGGGGGAGGTAGGGCATTTTATTAATTTTAAAAAAAGTTCCGGATTAGAGTCTTTAGGACTTGGTCCAATTTTTGGATCTATTAACATTACAGAAGAAGTTGTATCTTTCTCTATATATATTGCATGAACAGGTAAGCCAATTTGAGACGCAGATAGCCCCATCAATTCTTGTTTGTCCTCTCTGCTATCTAGTTCCCTTTTTAACTTTCTTTTTAATTCTTGAAAGAGTTCAAAATCTACAGATGGATCATATTTTATAGAGGGATAAGAGCCCTTGATCCCCATAGAGAGTTCTATAAAAGCATTATAATCTATAAAGTTTTTTCTATAGTTTGCTCGGGAGTTTACTAAACTTTGCATCCGTTGTATAATCCATTTAGTTAGTATTGCTTATCCTTAGCTATTATATCTTTATTGGGTTTTTTTTCCTCAATAATTTTAAAGTCTCTATATTTCTTCTGTAACTTGTCAACAGTAATTACAGCCTGTTGCAAGTCTATGCCATCAATTTTAGAATTAGCAATACATTTTAGAATAAATGCTATGTCATCAATCTCAAATATTGATTCTCTAATTTCTTTTTTAAGAAACTCTTTTTCATGCGGAAGAAGAGGCTCCATTTATGAACTTATACCGAGTTGTAAATTTGATCCATCAAACCACACAGCACCTGATACGACTGTGGAGGGGGTTGAATTAGTTGATAGAAACATTATTCCATCTTTGTCGACAGCAAACATGCTAGAATTGCTTACTTTTAAATCTAACAAATTTAGTCCATCATTTTGAGTTGAATTAACTTCTAGCGAATTTTTTGCATTTATAAAGGAAGTAGCTTGGCCGCCCCCCAAAGATAAAGACTGACCCGCTCCTAAAGATGCTGCAATATTGGCATCATAGCTAGCTTCATCTATATCAAAATCGATTAAAAGATTAAGAGAATCTTTGGAAGTAGTCCAGCCGTCCAGCGAAAAACTAATTTGACTCCAATCAATATTGCCCCCAACAACCTCTTCGGCATGTGAATAAGCATTTAAAGCCGCAGTCTTTAAATTTTCAAAGTTAAGGTCTAACTCACTTACGGTGAGAGGAGAGCCTTTAGCTAAGCGTGTTATAATATCTACATTTAATGGCATTATTCAAATCTCCAAATTTTAATTATTTAATACATCTCAATGGCTGTTCTATATTCCAGTTATGTCAATCTAGAGCTGGTCTGGGTAGTGAGTAACCCAGTCTGCTGGAGTATCATCTGGATTATTTTTCTTCTTACTCCGTAATGTGGGATTCTTTGCCACTGGTTCCTCTAAAGAACTATTCTTTGGTTTATTATCTTCGTAGGTTTTTCTACGCTTTAATTTTTGTACAACACTTGGTGTAGGTTTTTCTATACCTTTCTCTATTGCAACATTAAAAGCAATTATTAAAGCAAGTGCTAATGGATCAAATACTACAATTAAAACTAATATAATCCACTTAGATACTGTGTCTATAGTTGTTCCAAATGCTTTAGCTATGTATAATATAGGCCCCGCATCTACTCCAGAATCTATTAATGTTAATTTTAATATATTGAGTTGCTCCAATATTTTTGAAATTTGCTTAGCTTTATTGGCAATTTGGATATTATACGTCTGCCGTAGGTTACGTTTAGCAGTTATATAATTCTCAGGTAACTCTTTTATTTGTATTTGTAGCTCTTCAGTTAAGTATTTTTTATCTTCTCTAGATACCTTTAATTCTTCTTCATATGCTGTTTGTTTGGTATAAATTCTTTCAATAGATACAGTAGCTCCTTGATATGCTTTAGATAAATATCCAAAAATTCCCATAGAGGTTATTCCTACTAACACTATAATACCTACTAGCATATAAATCTTTAATAAATTATTTATCTTATCCCAATATCTATAAAGAAAACTAGCGGATACTAATTTTCCAAGCTCAAGAGACCCGGCCATCATTACTACTGGCCAAAAAGAGCCAGAAAATAAATAAGCAATGCCAGTAATGCTAAAAAATGCCGCATTACCGGCAATAAAAAAGGCGCTAAGGCCTAGGATCCATGTGAATATTTTTATATTCATATTTATTTAATTATTTTTGCAGAGCTATATAGTAAAAAAGAAATTAAAAAACCTATACCGCTGCCCCATCTTGTGAGAGACATATAAAGAAGGGAACTTATTAAGCAGACAAAAGAGGCATTTAAAAGCACTGCTTGTGTATTTCCTATTTTTTCTTTTTTATAAAATAGCACTAGTGGTTCCCCCAAAAAAAACTAATTTTAATAAAAGACCAATAACAGCCGCATAAACGACCCAAAGAGCTCGGTTAACTGAGTCCCTCCAATCCCATAGTCTATCTATTTTTTTGGAGGCGTTAGCCCAGACTCCTTTGCTTTGCAGGCTTTCTATAAATCTTCTATAGTCAGTATTTTTGTTTATCCTGACCACAAAACCGTCCTCTGGGTTATATATATTTTTTTGAAGTTTATCAATAACTTCTTTAAGTTCTGCAATATCTACAACTATATCCTCTTGCTTTACGGAGATTCCTTCTAAGGTTATTTGTATTTGCTTTAGATCTCCATTAGGTAGATGCTTTTTTATCTCTGCTAGCGTAGTTTCTAAATTTTCTAAATACTCTTTATTTGTTTTAGTTTTAGCCATTCTTATGCCTTCATTGTGAATACTAAATAGCCGTCAATATCTGTTGAGATAGAAGTAACATTTAATAAATGTGTATTCCCTGTAGGCCCAGTGTCGCCTTTAGCTCCAGCAGCACCAGCAGTTCCATTAGTTCCATTAGTTCCTGCGGAACCTGTTAGACCTGTTGGGCCCGTTGGACCTGTAGCTCCAGTTGGACCTTTTAACCCAGTGTCGCCTTTAGCACCAGNAGC